TTTCGCTTGACACGGTCACAGGCGTTGTGAAAGCGTGGAAGCGTGGCGAAGTATCATCTAACGGGTTCACGGGTGTAATCCTCAAGGTGTTCGTTTACGGGGTGTTCGTTATCGTTCTGCACGTCCTTTCGTCTTTCAGTGATAAGGAGTTGATACGGGCCGCCTTTGATTGGGTGGGCACGTTCGGTTATGCCGCTGTAATTGTCCGTGAGAGTATCAGTATAATTGAGAACTTAGGGGCCATAAAGTCGGGCCTTATACCCGCTTGGATATTGAAGCGGTTGAAGGACTTTGATGAGAACGGACACGGGTAAGTATGGCAGGTTCAGAGGCAAAGTTATCGGGTAAGACCACGATGGAGGCGTTGGCAAAGTGGCCCGAATTACCGTCTCTGACATTGGCCCGTAAGATTTACGAAAGCAACCCCGAACTATACACATCTTTGGAGGCGGCACGGGCGAGCATTCGTTACTATCGCGGCACAATCGGCAAGTATAGCCGAGCAAAGCATCGCATTGAGAAACCCGAACCTGCAAAACACGCTACTGCTATGGGCATTCCTAATCCATTTTTCCTTCCAGAGTCAGATGAAGTTGAATGGGAGCCGTATGTGATTCCACCATCGGTTACACGTCTGCTAATCCTATCCGATGTTCACATTCCTTACCACAGCGTTGAGGCGGTGACTTTGGCCCTGCAATACGGCAAGGACAAAGCGGTCAACGGCATCATGCTGAACGGTGACATCCTTGACTTTTACGGCCTTTCTACGTTTGAAAAAGACCCGCGCAAAAGACGGTTCTCCGAGGAGTTGGAAATGGGTCGGCAATTCTTGAGGGTGTTGCGAAAGGAGTTTGAGGGTGTACCTATCTACTTCAAACTTGGCAACCACGAGGAGCGTTATGAGCGTTATCTCCGCATAAAAGCCCCCGAACTTTTGGACGTTGCGGAGTTTAGAATGGACGTGCTTTTGCGCTTCGGTGAACTTGGCGTTGAGTTAATAGACGATAAGCGAATCACACAATTCGGCAAGCTGAATATCATGCACGGCCATGAGTTCGGAAAGTCCGTATTTTCTCCCGTTAACCCCGCCCGTGGGCTATACATGAGGGGAAAAGAGAACTGCATTGCAGGGCATAACCACCAAACGAGCAGCCACGTTGAGCCAAGCATGAACGGTCACGTAGTTAATACATGGTCAACGGGTTGCCTATGTGAACTGCACCCCGCATACATGCCAATCAACAAGTGGAACTTAGGCTTCGCCTATGCGGAACGGGAACCCGACAACGGTTTTACGGTTCACAATCACACCATAATCAAGGGCAAGATTAGATGAGCCTCCGACACGAGCAACTCCGCGCACTATTCTACACCCGTGAACTACTCCACGACCTGCTGCACCCGTCAACACGGCCTAAGACGGTGGCCGAAACTAAGGCGAGGGTTAAGAGATGCCTCCGACACTTTCCCCCATTGGATCGGACGGGCGCGCCTATGTTCTCTCAGGACGGGATTGAGTGCCTACCTTTGAGCGATGGAACGAGCGAACGCGGTTAGGTATTGTCGTGACTGCTGGGACGCTTACAAGCGCATGAGCATTGACGACTGGCGCAGTTACGCTAACAGCATGGCAGGAACTGCCCCCGAAATGTGGAAGATGCAGGCGATGGCGTGGATGGAAATGACCTTCGCGCATTGTCGGGCGAACGGTCTATAATTCACTAACTGGCAGACCGTGGCCCATTGAATGAAAAACGCTACATTTGGGGCGTGTGTTCTGTTTTGGTTTCCCGTGTCGGCTAAGGTCGGCACGGGTTTCTTTTATACTTTTAGGCCATGAAGAAAGCAACCGCCACCGTCCACCGTAAGCGCGTCCGCGTAAAGTTGGGACGGCATACTAAACACGCCAACAAGCACCGAAGGACTAAGGCGTACAAAGGGCAGGGGCGATGAAAGCAACGGACAAACAACGCGAGGTCATTCAAGTATGCATTGATACGCTTAAATGCTTACGTGACAGCAACGACATTACATCACCATCGCACTTTACGGACGCTGAAATGGAGGTGGACAAATTAGATTTGCCACGAGATGTTGAGTTGGCGTTAGCCGATAGCTTGACGGATTTGATTAGTGCTATACGACTGGCGAAATAAAATACCTGAAATTCCAAAGCAGTACCCAAATGAGCCGACCTAAATACTTCACCATTCACGAACTTGCCGACCCGTCCATAATCAAGGACTTGGGCGAGGATGGTACTTGGGTATTACTCGACCCCGTATTGTTCCCCGCTTTGGATTGGTTGCGGGAAGTGTTCGGGCCGCTAAGAATCAACGGAGGCGGATACAAGGAATCGGGGCTACGTAGAAAGGACACTAAGACGGGTTCGCCCCGTTCGGCTCATAAGGCGGGACAGGCTTACGATATTAAGCCGATGGATAAGACGGTCACGGTTCGGCAGATGTACGCTCATATCTTAGCTAATGAAGCCGTGGCCCTATCCAAAGGCATCACCGAACTGGAGGACATTGCATTTACCCCGACATGGCTGCACGTTAGTTGCCGTCCTCACACGTTGGGCAATCGTATCCGTATAGTGAAACCATGAGCCTAAACGACCGTCCACCTTCGCCCCAACTTATCGGTGCGGTCTGCCTACTCATCGGCCTGATTTGGCTGTGCGTGGTGGCGGCATCTAACTTCCCTTGGCCATGACCACCGAACGCTACATAATCGCAGCCCTTGCCATAGCTTGCATCGCGCTTGCATGGGTAGCCTTTGCGCCCGCACCTCCGACCCCGACAGAAGACCCCGAACGTTGGCGGGTTGAGGAACGGATGCGGATGAGAGAGGCGCAGTTGGAAGTGGCGCGGGATAGCATCGTAACCCTGAAAGCCGAAGCGGTAAAAGCCAAAGAAACCCCACGTAAGAAACACACCCCGAACCATGAACAGAAACGCAAGCATTGGAATCTTAGCGACAGCCTGTCTGCTGAACTTGCCCTTAATATCCTCCGCACAAATCTACCTGACTCCGTTAGGGGTGAGGTCGGTCGTATTGCTGAATGATAAGCTGGCCGACTGCGAGGGCCGCGTTACGGTTGCGGAGTATAACCTCGAATTAGAACGCCTTGAATTACGCAGGTGGCAGGACGCATTCACCGCCTCCGAAAGTGCGCGGCTACTTGCCGAAGCGCAGATAGCAGACGGGGCTAACCTGTCAGACCTCCACCGTGAAAGGGAGATGGTACTTGTGAACGCCTTGGCCAAATCGGGGCGCGTTACTAAGAGACGCGAACGGTTGCTTTGGATAGTCGGCACGGTGGCCGTTATTGAAGCGGCTGTTATCGGGGTTGCTTACGGCCTACGGTAGCTTATTTAGAATCATTCTAAATTACGGTCGCGTGTTGTGGGTATGGAATGCGGTTGTATATTTGCAGCACAAACCAACACAACACACAATGACCATCGACAAGATACGCCACTACATGAACCCAATCATCTTCAACCATTGGGCTACGGTTAACGACCTTGCAATACTTGAAAGGGCAAGAATAGACCTACGGCATCACATGGAATTAGGGCTACTGACAGGCATCGAATACGTTGCAGAGGAGAAGCTGCTGACAATGAAAATAGGCAAACCATAATTTGCACCCGATGGGGTATAAGGTGGGCCATATAGGTTGACTTTATACCCTATCGGATATAATTAACAAACCAACACAACACGCGATGATTCAACAATTAGAATGGGCGTTACCCCGCCTCGACAAAACGGTTGCCGCTTCGGTTGCGCACCGTGTCCACACGTTCCTGTTAGCGGGTCAATCCGCTCACATCGAATGCACTTCGGTACAACTGGGCTTGATTGCCCGTGACCTTTGCCAACACGTCACCGAACACGACCTCAACCACTCCCTGACCATTACGGAGGGGGAGACTACCGTAATCCTTCAAACACCAATACACACACAGCAATGAACAAGTCAGAATCAATAACAAAACTCGCAGCCGCCCTGTGCAAGTTCCACGGAGCAATGGGCAAGGTCGGCAAGGATAGCGTTAACCCGCACTTCCGCAACAAGTACGCAAGCCTATCAAACATCATTGAGGCGGTCACTCCGCACCTCAACGCGGTCGGGCTAACGGTCGTGCAGATGCCAACGGTCGATGGGCTTAATACGTTGCTACTCCACGAATCGGGCGAATACATCAGTAGCCTGTCTGCCATCGCAAGTAAAGACCCGATGAACCCGCAAGCCGTGGGGTCTGCCATTACATACGCCCGTAGGTACGCATTGGGCGCGGTATTATCGCTGAACATAGATGAGGACGATGACGCGAATGCAGCGGCTACACCACCACCTGTAAAGCCTGCACAGCCGAAAGCGTTACCCGCACTAACTCCAGAGGACAGCGACAAATGGGCTAAGGCCATCGCGGCACTATCAACGGGCAGCACGACCATCGAGAAAATCCGCAAGGCGTACACGTTGAGCGAACACCACGAAGCAATGTTGAACCTTGCTAAAGACCTGCAAGAATGAGACCGTTCACATACGATGAGTTTCAAATGTTTGGCATCGAGCCAGTAACAATAATGTTTGATGACAAGTATTCGTATGGTTCTAAAAATCCGTGGGTAAGCGCGTTAAAATGGGCATCCCAAGAAAACAAACTTCCTGACTTTGTTTTGTACGCTTGCAATGATAACAGAGGAAGGGCGGAGTATAATCAGCATGGTATTGATTGCTGTCTGTTCATTCATGGGAATTATCATGCCGCATACGTTAATGTCACATGGGAGGCGTTCTTTTCAATGTCAAAAGCGAATAGGCGCAAACTTGAAAACTACAACGCATTGAAGTACGCGCTAATGAATTTCCACCGAATAGACATTGAACGATTAGATTGTGAACACTACCAAATTGAATCACTTTACAAATTAATCACTAACCAAAAAGGAATGCACTAATGAAAAGCACAAAACACGTTAACACAAAAGAGTTACTGCGACACGCATTTGATACCATGATGCTATTGAAGGCTAAGGCCATCAATACCGAAGAGGCAAAGGCGCAAGCTAACCTACTAAAGCAATCCAACAACCTACTCAAATACGAACTTGACAGGGCTATTGCTCAGCAGAAGTTTGAAGGTTTGGAACTCCGCGAAATTGAAGAGTACGCATCTAACGAAACCGAAGAATGAAATCCCTATACGCAATCCAAGCCGAATACCTCGCCCTTGCCTCCGCCCTGGAGGTGGGGGAGGTCACACCAGAGATTGAAACCGCGTTGGCTATCAACGAGCAAGAGTTGCAACAGAAAGCAATCGGGTACGCCTACGTGATTAAAGAGGCCGAAGCGAACGTAGATACCATCGAGAATGAGATAGCCCGTCTAATCGCCTTAAAACAGGCCGAGAAGCGAAAGGCCGAAGCGTTGAAGTCTGCCATCAGTAACGCTATGCAGTTCTACGGGGTGCATGAAGTGAAGACGGCAACCGTGCGCCTCTCATTCCGGAAGTCGGAGGGGCTAATTGGCCAAGCCGACAACCTTGCTGATGAGTTCATTACCTTAGTACCCGAACAGCGCAAGCCGAATGCAGCTGCGATTAAGGCCGCTATCAAAGAGGGCCGCGAAGTTGAGGGCTACGAAATCGAGACCAGATGGAATCTGCAAATAAAGTAGTAGGCAAGCCATACCCAAAAGCGTGGATAATCGGGAAGACCATTGAACAAATAACAAACGAAAAACCAAAACCAAATGGAACAAGAGACAAAAGCCCCAAGGGGTAAAGTATGGTGCGTTGGAGTAACGTACCCACAGGGCAAGTACATTCCGCATTACGAACATTCACGAGATGCACCATCCCGAAGATTCAAGTATTACAGTCAGTGCCTTGCTGAATGCGAGAAAATGAACATCGAAAAACAAAACCGTTTAATTAAAACCAATCTAACCAAATGACAATCACAGTAAGACACGACAAAACCGAGATAGTGGTGGAAATGCCACAAGCGCGAACATCCGAGCAGTACAGCCATCCGATAGGCGCACCGTACAGCGACAATCACACAACGGTTGAAAACAGCCCAGTCCTTCAACGTCTGCTCAAACTCATCGAGGTCACAGCGAACAAGGTAATTGACATCGAAAACAGAAACACGGTAATCTTTACAACCCAAACCAAATGAGCCTACAAATCACAGGAAAAGTAAAAGCGGTATTCGACACGCAGACGTTCGGAAGCGGGTTCACTAAGCGTGAGTTCGTAATTACCACATCGGAGCAATACCCGCAAGACGTGAAGTTTGAACTAATAAAGGATAAGACGGGCGCGATTGACGCTTACAAGGTAGGGCAGTCCGTTACCGTTTACTTCAACGTTCGTGGCAATGAGCATCAGGGCAAGTATTACGTGAGCCTCCAAGCGTGGAAACTTGAAGCTGACCAAAGTGCACCACCTCAAAATCAAAGTGCACCACCTGCAAAGCAAAGTGCACCAGTTGCCGTTGAGGATGATAACTATGATTTGCCCTTCTGACCATCACCACCGCTAACGTATGCCCCGACCGTCTAAGGATAGTCGGGGCAAACTTTTTTTTATCGGGTGCATTGTGGAATCAAATAGGCGTTGTATATTTGCGGAACACTAAACCAAACACACCATGAGCAAGTACCACATCATAATGCGCGAGACTTTCTACGGTATCGCAAAAAAGCTAAACGGTCAAGGGATGTCCACGTCAACCGTAGTTGACACCGTGGATGGAACACTTGCAGATGCAGGCCGCGTACTGCTCGACAGGCTACGGGCTAACGAACTGAACGTAGATGGCGACACGTACTACTCACAGTTAAGCCACGGCAAAATGTTCGCAGCGTTCACCGTTGGTGAGTGCCATTGCGAGTGCTACGAATACGATTGTGAGTATATCATTGCAACCGCATAACGCACCCGATGAGGTATAAGGTGGGCGATACTGACCCGCTTTATACCCCATCTGGTATAAAAAACACACCATGCAACACACCACCACCTACAACGGCCACACCATCCTCCTGACCTACGAGTCGGACGGGGGATGCCAAGGCGATAACACCACAGCCCCAACGCCTCCGATCATCGACCTTATCGGGGTGGAATGGGATGGTAAGGACTTGACCGAACTATTGGGCGGGTCGGATTTGTGGGAGGAACTTAGTGATAAACTGAAAAGCGAACTGAAATGAAAAGCACAGCGCAAAGATTGAGTGAGGTGTATTGTAGGCCTAATCCAGAAGAGTGGGATTTATTCGGCCTTATACCGTTGACGGGGCATTATGTAGCGTTCATAGGTGGAGAGCCGACATTGATAAGCGGGAAGTTTGCTGAACGTGTAGAGGTTAGCGTCTCCCACTTCATCGACCTGCTGAACGACAGCATCGTGCTGTGGAGAATTGAGGAGGATGGGTTTATGTTCTACGAATCAACTGGTCAGCATGTATTGCACGCCAATGGTTTGAAACGTTACCATGTGACCTTACCGCCAATGTCAACCACGGTAAAGGTAGATGTGTGGGATGGGGACAAGGGCATCACGGCTAACGGCATCACCACCTACACCGACCTTCTAACCCTAATCCGTTTGATAGGATGAGAACCGCCTACCTGTTATTCGTTCTCCTCACACTACCACAGCACGACATTCCCGACCGCACTCAACAGAACGCCCCGATACTGATCGCTAAGGGATGCCCCGATGGGTATAGCGGTGAGGAATTGAAGTGGGGGTATTACAGGCTAAGACCATGACACGCGAAGACATCCAGCTGCTGATTGATAGCGGTAGCGAAATTGCCGAGGTTTTGGCTTTAGCAATTGTTGCCATTGCCAAAGTAGGTTCAGCTAACTACGAGCAGCGTGTTGATTTGGACACGCTCAATCTTATTGCAGACACATTGTCCATTCAGCCCGAACCATATCGCAGTTGGGGAATAGCACACAGGCAGATTCGCCTATCCTTCATGGAGGTGGACGCGGTAATCTACGCACGGGTGCAGCGGTGAAAAAGCCTATCCTTCGGGGTGGGAATGAAATAAAATGCTATCTTTGTACCTGTTCGCGATGACAAGCGACCTTAATTGAGAACGAGCAATGAGCAAAAAGCACCGAGGTTAAAACGTAGAGCAGGGTACTCGTTCCCCCGCGTCTTCGGCTACGGCTGTCAACCGTAGCACCTCGCCCTTTTTTAAGCCATGACAAAAATCAGCCTATACAATCGCCTACCTGCAAAGGGTAAGGTTCACACCTGCGATGAAATACTAACGCTTACTGACTTTCTCAACTCCGTAAAGTACGGGAAATGGAAAGACCAGATTCAAGCTATCCGTGCAATAGCCGATAAGACGGCAAGGGATAACGCGAAAAAGAACATTCCATCCGTGACCATTGCGGGGGTTTTCAAAGAACGCAAGGCGGAACTACTGATTGAACACAGCGGTTTTATCGCGGTGGACATAGACGGGTATAACGACAAGTCCGCGTTGCTTGCCGACCCATACACATACGCCCTGTTCTACTCCGCAAGCGGTAAGGGCGTGGTGGTGGTGGCAAAGGTCAACCCAGATAAGCACAAAGAGAGTTACCGTTGGCTTTCAAATTACTACTTTACTACTTACGGAATCGCAGTAGATGAAGCCCCGAAGTCAGTAGCCTCTTTGCGGTTTGTATCGTTTGACCCTGACCTGTTCATTAACGAGCGGTCAAAAAAGTCGGGCGTAAAAGCGGAACAGAAGACCCGTCCGCAGTCGATACCCGTTGTTCTGCCACAATCGGTGGCCGCTGAAATGTGCGCGGAGTGCGCGGCACAAGGTCACGACATCGCGCCCGATTACGATAGCTATTTCAGGTTGGGTCTATCACTTGCCAAAGGCTTTGGAGAGGAGGGCCGTGCTATGTTCCACACGCTTTGTGGCCCGTCTCCGAAGTACGACAGTGTTCAGGCCGACCGCAAGTACACGGAATGCATGAAGACCGCGCCACATTCAAAGGTCAACGTAGGCACGTTCTATTGGATGCTGAAACAGGTCGGCATTCATGCGCCAACAACAAACCACAGGGCCGTTCAGGTTGCCGCCTTGGGCAAGAAAGCGGGCCGCAACGTGGAGGGCGTTGTTCAACAGCTTGTTGAGATGGAGGGGATAGGCCGCGAACAGGCGCAAGCCTTGGCCAACGAGGTCTATCAACGCGATGACATCGACATTCGCAAGGTGTCAGCCGACCCAGAGAATATCATTGAGGGGGTAATGGAGTTCATTAAACAGAACCATCCCATAAGACGAAACAGCATAACACAGAAGTTGGAAGAGAACGGGCAGGAAGTCAGTAAGGAACGGTTGAATACCATCTACCTACGGGCGCGTTCCATGTTCAACACTAAGGACATCACATACGACCTAATTGACCGTGTGATTTTCTCCGACTTCACGCATGAGTTCAACCCGATACATGAGTACATCGACCGAAACCGTTACCGAAACGCAAGCGGTCACATTGCAGCGTTGACGCGAACCATTAAGACGGACAGCCCGAACAGCGAGACATTCATTCGCAAGTGGTGTCTCGGATGGATAGCTGCCATACACGGCCATCCTGTGCGTTCCGTGTTGACCCTTGTTGGAGGTCAGAACACGGGCAAAACGGAATGGTTCAGGCGGCTACCTCCGTCCGCGCTCCGTAAGTATTACGCTGAAAGTAAACTGGATGCGGGGAAGGACGATGATATTCTCATGTGCCAAAAGTTGTGGGTCATGGATGATGAGATGGGGGGCAAATCCAAACAGGATGAAAAGCGTTTCAAGGAACTGACAAGCAAAAGCACGTTCTCACTTCGCGCCCCGTACGGACGGCACAATGAGGACTACAAGCGTCTGGCCGTGCTATGCGGAACGTCAAACGAAGAGGACATCATAAACGACCCGACAGGCAACACGCGTATTTTGCCCGTCCGTGTCATAAGCATAGACCATGAGGCATACAACGCGATAGACAAGGATGAGTTGTTCATGGAGTGCGTCCGTGCCTTTGAAAGCGGTGAGGAGTGGCAGCTTAACAAGTCAGAACTTGCCGCCTTAGATGAAATGGGCGTGGAGTTTGAAACCACACCGTTTGAAAGGGAGTTGATTTTGTCTCACTTTTCACCTCCACGGGCGGGGGCGTACTCCACATTCCTGTCATCTACTGACATTAAGGACGTGATTGAGACGCGTACAAAGCAAAAGCTAATGAGTCAAAAGCGTTTCGGAATGGAGTTGAAGCGCATCTTCGGCAAGCCCGTAAGTAAGCGAATCAATGGTTTCCCTGTGAAGGTGTACGAAGTAGTGAAGTTGGACTTCAACCATCCTACTACACACGAAAGCCGCGCCAACACTAAGGATGACGATGATATTCCCTTCTAATGTAGTAGCGTAGTAGGGTAGTTTGCATAGCATTCTGCAAACCCATCACAACATCATTGCACGATGCACATATACTCTCATTACATTATTACCACTTTTATCTTACTACACTACTACAAAGGGCTACAAGCCGCACCACCACTAAGAAAAAGTGTAGTAGGGTCGACCCTACTACAACCCTACTACAACCTACTACACTATGATTGAACTACGACCATACCAGACCGATGCCATCGCGCAACTTCGGCAATCGTTCGCCAACAAGAACAAGCGCATAGTCCTATGCCTACCCACAGGTTCAGGGAAGACGGTCGTGTTCTCCGAGATGGTCAGACGGTCAGCCGAAAAGGGAACACGTACCCTTGTGCTAACGGACAGGTTGGAACTTTTTGACCAGACTTTTAAGGCAATGGGCCGTGTCGGGGTAACGCCACAAATGATACACGCCAAAGGGAACTACACCATAGACCCGTATGCGTTGGTCAGCGTTGGCATGGTTGAGACGGTAAAGCGAAGGGTGGCGAAAGGCGCGATGATGTTCCCTGAGTTCATCGTAATTGATGAGGCGCACAAGGGCAACTTTACGGCCATCCTTGATTTGTTCCCAGATGCTCGGGTAATAGGAGCAACTGCCACACCCGTAGGAAAACACTTCTACAAGTATTACACGGACATCATTCAGAACATTGACATTCCCGACCTTGTTGACGCGGGATACCTTTCAGAGTGTCGGGCATTCCAGATGCAGGATGATCTTAGCGACCTGCAAACGCGTGGGGGTGAGTACACCGAAGAAAGCCTTTTCGGTCACTACAATAGTCAGAAGCTATTTGATGGAGTGATTGAGCAATACCGCGCCAAAGCGGACGGAACAAAGGCGATAGTGTTCAACGTGAACATTGCCCATACCGTGAACATGACAGCCGCGTTCAACGCTGCGGGTATCCGTTCGGAATGCGTTACAAGCAACACACCAAAGGATGAGCGGACGCGTGTACTACGTGCGTTCGCGCAAGGTATGTTCCCCGTGTTGAACAACTGCGGGATACTTACAACGGGATACGATGAGCCGACCATAGAAACGGTAATAATGAACCGTGCTACTAAGAGCCTACCTCTTTGGCTGCAATGCTGCGGACGGGGTTCGCGTGTCATCCCGAACGCGAAAACACAATTCACGGTGTTGGACTTCGGAATGAACCACGATCAACACGGCATGTGGTCGGAGCCTCGGACGTGGAAAATACGCAAGCCTCGGGAAAAGGGCGAACAGGCCGCACCGGTCAAAGAATGCCCATCCTGTAACGCTTTGGTGTTCGCGTCTGCGCGGTCGTGTAGATACTGCGGCCATGACTTCCCAATGGAGGCCAAGCCGTTAGCCAACGGGCAGATGGTGCAGGTCACTCCAAAGGTTCCATTCGGTTTGCAGGGTAGGCGGATAGGCGACCTATCTTTGATTGAGTTGATTGAGTTGGAAGCCTCAAAGACCTACGGGGCGCGGTTCATCTGGCGCGTGGTCAGGTCACACGGTAAGGATGCCATACGCGAATACGGGCGAATGAAGGGCCATAGTTCGGGATGGTGTTACAGACAGGAAAAGGAAATGCACGACTGCGAATACAAAAACTACTTACTGAAATGAAACAATCCGAAAACCGTTTACAATCCGAATGCTACCTCCACTTTCACAACACCTGCCCAGCGTTGAGGGGGCGTCTCTTTTGTGTGAACAATAACCCGAAGAACGCAATAGACGGGGCGCGTCTGCGCTCAATCGGAATGGTGGCAGGAGTCAGCGACATGATTTACCTCCGAGATAACCGACCGCCTTTGTGCCTTGAGTTCAAAACCTCCACGGGGTCACAGCAACGGGTTCAAAAGGAATGGCAAGCGGTGGCCGAAGCTACGGGATGCGAGTACCGTATTATCCGAACCTTTGACCAGTTCTGCCAAGCCTTAGGAATAGCCCCCTAAACTTTTTTTTCACCTCTTTGAAAATCCGTGTCGGGCGTGTTGAGAGTGTTGTATATTTGCACCCATAAGAGACTAATGCCCACCCTCCGCGACATCACCCATCCCCGCTACGGCACTTATGCGGTAGATAAGCCTTTCACCCACAACGGGAGGACGTGGAGGATAATCGGGCGGGATGAGGACGGGTATATACTCAGGAATGAGGAAACTGGACAACGGAAACAAGTGAGTGAAGAACAACTAAAACAAGCAGAGAAATGAGCGGACTAAGAAGAATATGCAAGATGTACGGGGCCATGACGATTCAGGGCGTTGAATGGGTATGGGATTACGCCACAGACGAGCCGCGCATCAAATCGGAAATGACAAAGGAGCAACTGGAAGCCTCTGAACGTGCTAAGTGGACAGGTGTAAAACAAGCAGAGAAATGAGAAGGATTAAATTCAGAGGGTTACGGGTGGATGGTAAGGGGTGGGTGTATGGGTATTACACGGCCACATCATTTTGGCACGGCAAGGGGTTGGATAAAGTAAGCGTTGAGGAACATTTTATTTCCGACATTACGGGTGAGCAATACGAGGTCAACTCCGAAACGGTCGGGCAGTTCACTGGGCTGATGGATAAGAACGGGGTGGAGGTGTTTGAGGGGGACCGCGTTGAGATTTCCATGCTTGAAATGGTTGTTGGATATTCAGAAACATACGCGGGGTTTACGCTGAATCGAATAGAAACAGGACAGATATTCGTGTACAATATCAATGCGAAAGTAATCGCGGTCCGAGGCAACATCCACACCCCATGACCCACCGCACCGAATCCATCCGCGCCCTACTCCGACAGGGCAGCTACTCACTGCACGACCTTCGCCAACTGGTCAAACGCCCGAACGGTCAACGGTGGTCGATAGCCGCGATTGATAACAGCGTGAGGAGTATCGGGGAGGCGAAGAAAAATGATAACCTGTTTACTATTGAACCATGATAACACAGACCGAAAAGGACACGCTCATTACCATCCTCAGGCTCCGAAAAATTCAAACGGGACAGGATACGAACGACCTCATTGATACCGTCCAAAAAATACCCGTGAAGTCACTCGTTCAAATGCGTAAGGACGTAGGCAAGGCCCGAAAGGTCAGGGTCACAAGTGGCCTTGTTTACGACCGAAGATTGACCGACTATATCAAAGAGGGCCGCATGGAACAGGTTGACCCTGACCGCATATTGGAGGCCGTTGAATCGGTCACGGGCGTACCCGTTGCGGCCATACTCGGCAAGGCCCGACATAGGCCGACTGTAGATGCCCGTCACATGGTGTGCGGGTTGCTATACGTCTACTGCCCACACTTCGGAATGATTGAACTTGGCCGAATCGTTCGCAGGAATTACGCAACGGTTATCCACAGCATTAAGATGTTTGACAGCCTTAGTGATACCGATGCGGGGTTTGCGGACAAGAGAAGAAAAGTTGAGGCGATACTGAACGGGGGGAAAGCATGAACCAACTTATCCGATATTGGCAACTGCACCAACTGAAGAAACGCGGGTACATTAACAAGGACGCTGCACGCGAGTTGAACGTCAGCCTAAGCACGGTGGAGAAAGACCTCAACTTTATGCGGCACACGGTCGGAATAGAACCGAACGCCAAGCACTACGAATTTTTCCAAGCCGTAACCGATTACGTCATTTCTCAATAGTCTTTTGTATATTCGCCCCATCATGCCACGAGCCAAGTACACATACCACATAACACCGCCAACAAAGCGACCGCTGACCACCATGCAGGAGGTCGCTGAACATCTCGGCCTATCCGTTCACGTCCTTCGCCATCGGTTCGCCACTGGTTCCGAGTGCATTGATACGGGTGCGGTCAGGGTATGCCGTAAGCGGGTGCTATGCACAAGCCGTTACTCGTTCTGGGAGGACAAGATTAAGGAGGAGTATGGGAGTCGGAGGGCTTACGACAGGGCAAGGAAAGGGGAACAGGATAACGACTAACCGCCTACACCCCCTTCGGCAAGGGAACAGATACACACAAGATGAAAGCAACGCATAACAAGGCAAGTAAACCCGATAAAGCGAAATGGAATTTCCCGTGTTTGGGAGTGGGAGAGGGAGGAACAATTGTCCTATTCAAATCGGAAGGAAAAGGAACGAGACTAATTGGCATAAGTGAGAAGTATAGAACAGGAGTTTATGCTACTGATTGGGACATGGATAGCTTCAAACCCCTCCCCTCCACCGAATCCGTAACCCTTCAAAACGACTGAGCCATGACTACAATCCTCGGAGTGACCGCAACATTGCTACTGCTTGCAAACATCCTGCAAGCGGTGGCGGCAATAGCAAACAAGGGCAAGGTGCAGGATACCCTTCTCGAATTGCACCATGCGTACAAGGACCTATCCAAAGCCATTGCCGAACGTGACCATGCCAAGGCCGAAGCGAAACGGGCTGACCGATTGCGGGACGAATGCGAGAAGACGATGAGGGCCGCGATGGATGAGAACGATAGGATGATGACCGAACGCGCAAGCCTATACTTCCGAAACAGCAAAGGGCAGATTCAGAAACTATCCGAGCAATGATTTATTTCGTAAGTTTGGCACGTAAAACCTAATACCCCTTCGCCATGCCTTGCGTTACCTACTCATGCCAACCCATCGAAGATTACGAACTCGCCATCTGCGGTGAAACCATTAAAGGCGGACAGGACGGATTCCTGCTGTTCACCTGTGATGCTGACCTTGCAGACTCAACTCTTGACATTTACGACTCCGCTGCCGTTGACGTGGCCGTTGCCGCTGACATTGCCGCAGGTAAGGCCGTGTATGCTCAAGAAATCAACTTCACTCAGGACGCGGGTTCTCCCGTTCAGTTCGGAACGCAGACCGTAGCAGGTCGCCCTAACGGTCAGGTCACAACCGACTACACCGCCAACGTGATTGATGCCAACGTGAACGAGCAGAACGACCTGTTCTGGGAGGCCGCAAGCGCAACCGTTGGTCGTGTATGGGGTGGCTTCATTGTGAAACACGCACAGACACCATCTAAGGCCCATTTCGTTCTGCCTGACAATGGTCTTTACGTTCAAGTGTCCAAGGCCCTTCCAGCTGACACCGACCCCGTACATTACGCGGGAACGTTCACTTACAAAAAGGTAGGTCTGCCACGCGTAATTGATGCCCCTGCCCTGTTCGTATGACAGGTGTTCTTTTGGTTGCTTTCGGGAAACGGGGTTACGGTCACATGACACGTAACCTCGTTTCTTCGTTACGGCACTATGCACCCGACCTACACATTGCTGTTTACTCCACCCCCGAACTACTGCCTGTAATCGGGACGGACGGGATAGCCTCAACGCACACGCTAACGCCTGACCAATGGCAACGCGCTGGAGGTGGCAAGGTAGACCCTTCAACGGCTAAGACACAGCTTTACAGATTGGGCATTGATGCGGGTCTGACGCGGTTCTTAGTATTGGATGTTGACGCGATTTGCCTTGCCGATGTTAGACCGTGGCTTAGTGCGCTCAAAGGGTCACAGGTGGCTACTGAGATAATCGCAAAGGGAAAGAAAGGCGAACGTATCAATTACCTCATTTGGACTTCACAGGATAGCCTGTTTGACCAGTTCACAATTCCCGAAGACCGTACCGTTTGCGCGGTTCAAACATCGTGGTTGTACTTCGAACAGGGCGAAGTGATGGACACCGTTCAATCACACCTTGATTGGCATATGGTCAAGCGATTCCCCCCGCACCTACTTACTCACTCATGGGGTACTCATGCAACTATTCCAGATGAGTTGATTTACACGGGGGTGTTCGGAAAGTTGGGTATAATCCCGACCGCACCACAGACGGAACGACAGCCTATATTCTTCGGGAACAAACAGAACCGCGCAAGTGAGCAGCAGGTAACGGACGGCTACTATTTGCTATCTTTGTACGGAAACAGCAACCTGACCGTTCAAAGGTGGCAGAGGCTTTACGACATTCAATGTCAGAAGCTGGGGCTAAAGGTACGGGCAAAGGAAATCATGCAGGATAAGTTTGCAAACGGCTAAAATCAATAATGATATTATTTGATTGTGGACGGTAGGAAGAACAACAAAGGCATAAAGGGCAAAGCGGGCCGCAAACCAAAGGCGGACGAATTGAAGCTATTGGATACGATGGACGCTATCCTTGCGCCCGATACTCTTTGGATGGCAATAGCCAACAAGGTAAGGGAGGGCGATACCCCTGCTATGAAGATTTGGACAAGCTACCGTTATGGGATGCCAAAGCAACAGGTGGACATGAATACCACAATAGTTGAGTTCCCGTCTCCCATCATCGAGCTTCCGAATGAATGAGTGTTCGCATTCGACTAAGCGCAAAACAGGCGCAAGCGTGGCGGCTATTAGAACACCCTGAGATAGCTGAAGTCTTCGCAGGAGGTGCAGCGGGTGGCGGCAAGTCGTGGCTTGGATGCCTGAGACAGATTTACAGGCGAACGACATACGCAGACACGCGTGGATTTATCGGGAGGCGTGACTACACCGCGCTCCGAGATTCCACAATGAAGACCTATTTCACCATCCTCAAAGAGATGGGGTACGAAAGCGATATTCATTACAGGTACAACGCGCAAGAGCATACGGTCTATTTCACGAACGGAAGTGAACAGCATTTCCGCCACATGAGTTACCAACCTTCCGACCCCGACTATAATCGCTTTGGCTCTACAGAGTACACGGATGCGTTCATTGATGAAGCCCCTGAGATTGACAAAAGGGCCGCTGAGATAGTGCTATCCCGTTTACGTTACAATCATTCAAAGCATGGCATCACAAAGGAGCTTCTGTTAACGGGCAACCCCACGGACAACTGGATTAAGTATCGCTATGTAATGGATGCGGAAAACAGGTTCTTAGACCTACCTCCGCACCGCGCCCGTGTATTGTTCACCCTTGCCGATAACCCTGACACGGCACTAAGGGAAAGCTACACTAAGACGTTGGAACTGCTGGACGATTACGACCGCGCCCGATTGCTTTACGGTGATTGGACTGCCAAGCCGAACATAGAACGTCCCTTCGCTATCCAACTCGACACGGCAAAGCATTTCAGGCCGTGCGGGTTCGATTCGACAAAGCCGCTGTTCATCAGTTTCGACTTCAACATCGACCCGTTCGCAATTGTCTATTCCCACATTTGGCAAGATGGGGACGGGTGGCACTTCCATGTGTTCGATGAGGAGACCATTACAGGCGGCACAATAGACGAGGGATGTGACCGCATTAGGCAGAAGGTAGGGAACGCGGTTCTGAGCGCAACGATAACAGGCGATAGGAACGGCACAGCACGGAGCATGACACACCGTGACCACACGACCGCCTATCAACTCATTAGAAGGCAGCTATTGCTTTCAGATAGGCAATTCGACCTCCCACCGAACCCGACCCATATCAATAGCCGTGAGGATTGCAACTACCTGCTAAGGCACTTTGACGACTTCCGTGTAGATGCCCGTGCGGTGAACCTTAGACGTGACCTTAGGACGGTTGAGGTCGGCCCCGATGGGAAGATTCTCAAAGAGAACCGCGCCAAGGATGCCCAACGTGCTGACCACTTGGATGCGTGGCGTTACTTGGTTAACTGCAAAACGCTAACTTCGTGGCGTAAATTCCACAACAGCAGACCACGATGAGCGGATATTGCCCTACAGACCCGTGCGCACCTTGCGCCAAAACGCACCCGTTAAACCTATGCTTTGCCACGTTAGCCGTGACTGGATTGAACCCGTCCGCTACTGTGGCCTTGCGCTTCGATAATCAGGCCGATGGGTCTGCACACTTTTGGAGCGGCACAACGGACGGTAACGGGGTGGCGACAATACCAATTGCAGACAGCCCTAACTTTGTGGCGGGGGTGCAGTACCGATTGACCTCGTTAGGCTATGACTTTTGCTATCTGTTGAAGTTTGAACATCGCGCAGACGTTAACGGGTGGATAACAGGCACTAACGAAACGGTTGAGACATGCTAATCCCGTTCATTATTAGCGTCTCCGCTGCGATAGTAGGCGCACACATTGCAGCCGATGAACTTGCGTACACGTACTCCAAAGGGGCGAAGGGAATAGGCGACTACCTTCCGAAGTGGTGGGCCAAGCCTATAATCACTTGCCCTACTTGCATGGCCTCCGTTTGGGGGTTCACGGCCTGTTTCGTATTTGGCATTCAAGTTTGGGAATGGCCGCTTGCCGTGTTCGGTATTGCCTTTGTAAATACGATATTCAATAAGTGGGCGCAATGAGACACCGCTTCAACTTCGGGCAGTTGGTTTACATTAAGACCGACCCCGAACAGATGCCCGTTCAAATCATCGCTATCCGTTTCCACATGGGCGGAACGGTGACGTACACAACGGGCTGCAATGGCACGTATCAGGACATCTACGAGGATGAATTGACAGCAGAAATAGACACACTCAAAAAGCTACGATGAACCTACTCATTCGCCTAATCGGTGAACAACGCCTGTGTGACCTTTACAGACGACACGCGGCAAAGCAGATACGGCAAGGCATGGTTGCGGAATTTCAGGATGACAAAGGGCGTTGGTATTATTCGTTCAAAGACCCCCAGGACGTACCCATCACAAGGTTAGCGGAGGCGCAAACATCCATGCAATTCTTGGCCGCTGGGCTGACTCCTGACCTGTTTGAAAAGGCAATGGACACGCTTACGGTATGCCTTGCCAAGTCCGAGATAGTCAAAGCGGGTGGGGTTATCGCAAGCCTGACCGAACTGAATAAACGCATTGTGAACCTTGACGCGGTGGTGAACATCATCGCTATCAACTACGTGCGAGAGGATGAGGATACGGTCAAGGTGAACCCGACAATCCACTCCGAGAAGTGCGAGTTCCTTAAGACCGAAACAGAGGAGGGCCGCTTTTTTTTTCGTCTGCCCATGTTCGCAAGTCTGCTAACGAATCATCCAGTTTCCAAAGAGCAATCGACACAACTCTGGGCGGCCTATCAAACCGAATTGGAAAGGCTGAACCTGCAATTAAAACACTATCGTTCCGAGAAGTTGCCGACCGAATAAGCCGCGACCGCTTGGCGTGGGATGAGTTCGTCCGTGCCATTGACAAACACAACAAGCCGCGTACCCCCGTGGCCGAAATGTCAAGGCGGGATTTCATGGTGGAATTAGCTACTTTTGTCAAGGACAAACGTCAAGAGCGAATAGATGGCAGACGAAATAGTAGCGGTATACCGCGCGGAGGTCGAGCAGTACAAAAAGGCGGTTGATGACCTGACATCTAAGGTTAATGCGTTAGACAAAGCGCAGAACAAAGTAGGTGACGATGCACAGGCTGACTTTGGCAAAGGTGCAAAGGCGGTGGGAGGGATGACATCACAGGTCACTAACTTGACCGCAAGTCTGAAACAAGTTGCCGTTGGTATGGGTGTTGCATTCTCGGCGCAGCAACTGATTCAATTCGGAAAAGAGGCCGTTACCGTTGCGGCAAGGGCCGAAGGTATTGAGAGGGCGTTTAAGCGCATAGGAAACCCGCAACTGTTAGACGGTCTGCGTAAGGCCACGCGTGGGACGGTCACAGACATTAACCTGATGACCACGGCAATACAAGCGTCCAACTTTAAGATACCGCTTGAGGAACTTGCCACCTACCTACAATTTGCCACGCAACGCGCGAACGAAACGGGTAAGTCTGTTGATTACATGGTGGAATCCATACTTACGGGTGTTGGCCGTGGTTCAATAGAGGTGTGGGATAACTTAGGATTCTCTTTGGGTGAGGTAAGACAGCACCTGAACGGGGTGGCGGTAGAATCACTTTCCGTTGGTGAACGTGCTAAATTGATGAGCAAGTTGGTGAACGCTGAACTTGTCAAGATGGGCGAACAGGCCGACACGACAGCGGATGCATTGGGGCAGTTGTCAACTAAATGGGATAACATCAAAAAATCAATAGGCGCAGCCGTAATTGAGGCAGCTAAATTCTTTGAGATAATAGACGACAGCCAAAGTAAGGCGGGATTACTAAGAACGGAGGAACGCGCAAAACAAGTGTCCTACGCGTTGGGCGTGGTCACTAATGAAATGCGAGGCATCAATGATGAAACGGAAAAGCAACAGGCATTAGAGGAAAAGTTAGCTCAGAAGCGGACTGAATCCCAAAGGCTACTGAAAACCATTCAGGACATTGAAGCGCAGAGGGTAGAGATAACGGCTAAAGTCGCAGCCGCTGAAACCGTATATCAGAACGCTTCAAACTCAAACCTTAAATTCAGGTCAGCTGCGGCAAAGGAACAGATTGCGCAGGCTGGTAAAATCATTGAGGACGGCAACAAGGAGTTGAGCATACTTAAAGAGCAGCGAAAAGAGTCCATTGAGAAACTGTCTTGGACAAGTGCATACATAGCGGCCACGGAGCAGTTGATAGGCAAAAAGGAAAAGTCTAACGCGCTTGATGCAAATGAAATCCGCAACGTTTTCTTTTACACAAAAGCAATAAAGGACTTGACTGAGGAGCAGGAGGCCCAAGGCACTTCGGTTGAAAGGGTTTATGAAATTAACAAACTTTTACCACCACTTAGGGAAGAGTTGGCCCGACTAATTGGCCAAGAGACGGAGGCCACACGTAAGGCACGTGAGGAGGCTGAGAAAGCGGCAAAGGCTGAAAAGGACAGGATTGATAACGCCCGAAGGATGCAAGAGGAGTACACCGCTGCATTCTTGGAGACGATGAACATGCGCATGGACGCTATCAATGCGTTCTACGATGAGCAGCAGATTAGCGCAACCCGTGAGATAGCGGACGCACAGGAACGGGCGCGGGTATTGGAAGAGATTGAGCGCAACAGGTTACGCGAACAGATTACCCTACTCCAAGGGTTCGGTTTGGCGGCAACATCGGAACGGCTTAAACTTGCTCAATCCGAGGCCAAGATATTGGACGATGCGGACGCTTTGTATAAGCGTTTTTTGGAGGGGCAGGATGCGGATTACATGGCATCAATGGCAAAGAGAAAAACAGAGGCCGAAAAGTTGGCCGATGCCGAAAAGCGCAGAAATGAACTGACCGTTCAACTTATGCAAGAGGGTTTGTCAACCGTTGCCAACATATACGGCAGCATCAATCAAATGGCACAGCAATCGGCCGACTTTGAAATGCAGATGTACCGTCAGAAGTTTGAGGAAGGGTTGATTACCCGTGAGGAATTGGATGCAAAGGAACGGCAACTGCAAGCGGATTCGGCACAAAGGGCAAAAGACGCGGCTACGTTTAACGCTATCATTGGGGCAGCACAGGCAACTATTAACGCGCTTTCAAGTCCAGGCGTTCCGTTCCCCGTTGCCTTGGCTTTCAGCTTGTTCGCAGCGGCCACGGCGGGAGTACAGGTAGCGGCTATCCAATCTGCTCAGGTTCCGCAGTTTGCAACGGGTGTTATCGGCTTGCAAGGTGCTGGAACGGAAACAAGTGATAGCATCATGGCCCGTCTGTCAAAGGGTGAAAGCGTAATGACCGCAGCCGAAACAAAGAAATACCGCCCACTATTGGAGGGCATGAGAAAGGGAACGCTGGGCGACATCATTCGGGAAACTTACGTTCGCCCTGCGATTGACGCGGCCATGCTTTTAGGCTTTGCCGACATGGGGCGAAGTGCTGAATTGAACGGCCTGACCGCTAAGCTATCTGACCACAACATAATCGCGGCAATGGACAGGAACAGGTCGGCCACGGTTTACGGGTTGAAGATGCTGGCCGAAGAAATTAAGGCGAACAAACGTAGGGCGGAACGCAACACATGGAACTGACATTCCTACTTGACGGACAGCAATTCGACTCACCTGAGGGATGGGAGGGTACTTCATTTGCGCGAACGTTTGACCATAACACGCAGATTACCACACTTGACTACTCACAGGAGTACATGTTCACAGGTGCGGCCTATGCGTACCTGTACGGTAAAGCGGTGAACGGACAAGAGTGCGACCTTGTTGACGTGCTAATCACAGACGGTGACAGGGTATTGGTGCAGGGCGTTATCTTCATTACTGACTGCACCTTTAATGAAACGCAATGTTCTGTAAAGGTAACGGTTCAGGATGATGGGTTTAGCGCAAGGATAGAGAACAACCTTTCAATACCTGTGACCATTGGCGGGGACAAGTCAAAGAACGGGGTTGCAATTACCCCAATCACTCCGCAATTCATATTCCTATTCAATCAGGAAACGGGGGCGTATCTGAGTGAGTCCACAGCGGTCTACACGGTGCATGATGCAATGCAATGGTTCGTGCAATGGATGACAGACGGGGGCGTATTGTTTCGCTCCGATTTCTTCAACGTGGGCGGTGTTGGTGAGGTCGATACCATTACAAGCGGTATCAACGTCCTCAACAGCGAATCACAGGACGTTGGTGGCCCTGTCATTACCTTCCGTGACCTGTTCACCACATGGCGCATTCTGCGTAACGTGGGCATGGGCTTCGAATGGGTGAACGGTCAGCCACAGGTGAGGGTGGAACAGATTGACTTTTTCAGGACAGGCACAACCATTGTACCGCTGACCGATGCTGAGACGGTGGAGTTGTCATTCGTCCGTGAACTGTTATATTCCAACATTGATATTGGCAGCGAAACAACGGCCAACGGTGACTGTGATAGCGGGGCGTGTGGGGCGTTTGTCAATACGAGATACTACGGATTCAGAAACGAGATATTTGGGTTAACGGGGACGTGCAACATGGACATTCCTTTGAACCTGACCTTTCCCCGTGACGTGGTGATTGACGGAAATACGATTCAGGCAATACTGATTGACGGTGATGAGAACTTCAACGAGTCGACCGTTTGCATTGAACGCGATTTAGGAACAGCAACGGCTACGCAGTCCGACCCGCTCAACGTTGGGCAGTTTTGGTATAACGGTGGATACACGAACGAGAACATTCTACTGCGATACGTTGACTACATCAATGGCAACATTGGCGGTTTTCAACTGATTGAAGATATTAACCTGTTCCTGTGTTCGGGCAGTTCGGCAATAGGTAGGATGGCCCCGTCCGTTGACTACACGCAGACGTTGGCAGCGTCCCCGCTTTGGACGTTGTTTCCAAACGGTGGGCCAAACATGGTATTTGCGAACGATACCGCTTTCATTGTCAACGCTGGGTCAACTATCCCGCGCATTGTAAACGGCTTCCAGTGCTTTGACGCGAACAACCGATACGATGACACCACAGGCCGCTATTCGTGCGAGTACAGCGGGGCTTATCGCTTTCAGATGCAGTTCAGCGTACAGGCCGCAAGTGGTGCGCCAACGGGTCAGATAGTAATGAGGTGTTCGGCCTTGCGCTATTCATCGGGCGGCACGTTGATTGACACCATAACAATACCGCTGTTCACCGATACCGTTCTGAATCTGACCGTACTTCAACCAACACCTGTATGGGATAGCGGTTTTATGGAAGCGGACGCGGGGGACTACTTTGAGTTCACCTTTGAGGCCAACACGAACAGCATCTTTGCGACTGACCTGACCGTATTGGAAGGGTGGATTGAATTGATAGCGTCCCGTTCCGTGGTTGAGACTATCCAAACCAACACCGCTGCAAAGCGTTTGGGCGTTCGCAGGTCGTTCAAGTACCCTTTGACCTGTGAGGATACCGATACGATAAGACAGGACATCACGGCCCGTGTTCTGCTGACCTCAAAGGAGGTGGTAAAGACGGGAGTGATTGAACGGGTGGAGGTCAACATGGTCACGGGTGAATCTACCTTTGACATCATTACTAATGTTTAACTTCGCCCCGTGAGCCTCGGAATAATCCCATACCAGCCCCTGCCTTTCGGATTAGAGGATAACTGCACCTTGCCGTGCGGTTCTTGGATTCAGAAGATAGCCCCCACGGATAGGACGATGTTCCAATTCACTTACGGGGCTTGCGGCAACACCAACAACGTCCTGACCAATGGTGACTTTACATCGGGCGGCACGGGGTGGACGGTGACGGGTGCATGGACGTATTCTTTCGGCTGGGCTAATTCACCCGTTGGAGGTGGCGGCAACATTCAACAGGCCATAGCATTGACGGGTTTTGTTCAGCTGACCTTTGGATTGGAGGTTAACGTGGGTTCAATGATACTCAGTTCTAACCTTGGCCTGATTGACTTTTACACTTTTGGCGGTCAGAAGTCGGTGGTGTTCGATGCCACGGGAATGACAAACCTGAATTTCTTTTTCGGGTCTGCGAACGGTGGGCGTATTCAGAACGTTATAGTGAGGCCCATCAGTTCGGATGTTCGGATAGCGGGTTTGGATGCAAACGGGGATTTCATTTACTTCATAGACCCACCCGCATCGAAAGTGATAACAGACGGGTTCATAACATTTGCTTTGGACTGGATTGATCCCCCGCCTTTCGGGTGCTATTCGTTCGCGGTTTACGACCCGTGCCAGTGTTCGCAGTTCGGGTTCATCGGTGATGACTTTGACACGCCTAATCAGTTTGTGGTCAGCGTTGGCGGTGCGGGTAACGTAGACGTTAGCGGAGGCGAGATGACCGTTACCAATAGCGGAGTGAGTGCGGTTACGGTGCTACGTAAGGACGTGTTATGTGTTGGCGTTGAGTATGACATCACTTACACGCTTTCGGGCATGGCCGTTGGTGATACTTTCCGCCTTGCATCGGGAACGGCTAACGGTATCCTGAGAAACGCGGACGGTACTTACACCGAAACTCTTACCGTAACGGCCACGAACGACCTGCCACAGGACTTGCGCTTTGTGTTCGCGTTTGTCGGAGGGCTGCACGCGGTGACATTGGACGAATTTTCAATAGAGGCGAGTGAGCCGATTATCACATACCAATCGGTTCAATTTGAGTTTACGGACACGCTCAACTGCAATAACTGCACCGTACTTGTTGAGGCTTGCGGCAATGGCAATCAACTCAACTTTGGCTTTGACGGTTCGGGGTTCAAACCTTCAATCCGTATAGAGGGGACTTTGCGCGGCACGGGGTATCCGTCAACGCGGACACAATACGAGTTCGCAACGGGCAAGCGGGTCGTTCCTTACGCACGGTTGAGAAAGGCAAGGTCGCTCCTATTCGGTGCGCCTGAGTACGTTCATGATTTCATGCAGACCCTTATCGCTTTGGACAACGTCTATATCAATGGCCGACTTAGCCACTGTGAGGATGATGAATACCCGACCCCGTCTTTGGAGGCGGACGTGGACTTTGCGACCGTTACCATGACATTCAGCGATAAGACCGAACTGACCGAAAAGAGGCCATGTGCTGCGACCGCTGACATCGGTTGTGAGACGGGCGGCTTCGGGGTGACATTCAGCGGCACGGGTGGCCTCTCATGGGGTGGCGGTGTATCTAATAAGGCAGAAGCAATCAACGGACTAATACTTACATACAATGGCTAATACAATCAACGTTACAGACCTTGCCGTAATCGTGGCGGGTGCAATCACCACAGGGCAACAGGTTACAATTTACGACCAGTCGGGCAACGCGGGAAGGGCCGCGATTGAGGACGTTGTGGCGGCTGGGCGCGTGTCACCTTTGCTCGATAGCGTTATTATTCCCGTTGGAACAACAGCTGTAACAAGTGAGGAAACGCTATACACAGGGCCAACGGGAAGATGGGAGGTCGGTGAAACGCGCAGAATATCGGCCGCATTCACAACCAACGCCAACAACCACGTTAAAACCATAAAGCTGAAATTTGACGGGGTTGTCGTGTACAATAGCGCAACGGCCTCACCAACCGACACAACCCCGAACGATGCAAGGGTACTTGTTGAGTTTGACGCTTTGAGGGTTTCAACAACGGTGGCGCGTGTCAAAGGAATGGCAACCATAAGCAACAGCGGAAGCGTGTCAGCGGTTGCAGTTGGTGACATTACAGGGCTTGCGGGGGCCGTCAACGTTGTGGTCACAATAACGGGGCAGAACGGCACAGCAACGGTGGACGATATTGTACTTGAATACGTTACCATAGTCAAGGTGAATTGAGCCTCCAATCCACAATAAAGGCAAAGGTTGACGCGTTGCAATCCGTCCCAGAATCATGGGCGCGGGGAGTGATGAAGTTGCAACCTTCGCTTTTGGCAAGGCTTCAACGGCTGACCGCTTCTCTGGAAACAGAGGGCGGTATGCTGACCATGACAACGCAGAACCTCGCAACGGTCGATACAATCATTTCAGAACTTGCCCGATACCTAACGAGGTCAGAATACGCTGAACTTGTCACGGGCTTGGCTGAGGAGTTCCAACTTCAACAGGGCCGAACAATCGCCTACTTTGAGGCCGCAACGGGTACGCCTCCGAGTGTGTCGGGGTTCGCTTCGGCACGGTACGCACAGGCAGCAGCGGACAGCCTTAGGAACATCGCGCAGAACGTCCCGACCCAATACCTGACAGAGCCGTTGCGCAACGCGCTATTGGAGGGCATCGCAACGGGGAGCAGCTACTCCGACCTATTGGGCAACGTGCAGAGTATCATCATCGGAACGGATACGACCGAGGGCAATCTACTACGCTACTCCCGTCAGATAGTTTCCGACAGCCTTGCCGTAACGGATAGGGAGTTTACCAACATAGTGGCTAATGACCTCGGTTTGGAGTGGTATCTCTACGCGGGTGGTGAGATAGCAACTACACGCTGTTTCTGCGATAAGCGCAACGGCCTGTACTTCCACCGTAATGAGGTGGCAGGATGGGGCAGCGGGGTGGGCGTTGGGGAGTGCGGGTTTCCGTGGGCGGGAATGTTCAAGGGCACGAACGAGGCGACTATATTCGTTTACGTTGGCGGTTACAATTGTCAGCATTCACTACTTCCCGTCTCGGAGGCCATAGTACCGCCTGAGGACGTGGCAAGGGCCAAGTTGAAGGGGTATTTAGAATAATTGTATATTTACGCCCGAACAAACACACAAACAAATGAAACACTTACTGGTTTACAAGTATTACGATGATAATGAACATGAGAACCGCCATGAGGTAGTTATCATCGAGTCAGAAAACGAACTTCACAAAAAGGTGAATGATGTCACCGTGGAGTGTCAAGGCAAATTTTTAGAAATCCTATTCGCTGGGGCAGTCCTTCACGAGTACGAATACAATCCCGTTGAGTACGTGGTAAAAATGAAGCCAAAAAGAAAGGCTTTATGACCCTCGCCTTTACATCCATTTCACCCCGACACGCAATCGGGGATGCTCAATTACAGGCCGTGGAAAGTTGGTCAGCTTGCGGCCTCAAAGTCCTTTCGTTCAATAGCCCGTCAGAGATTGAGCAGCTACGGCCAACGTATCCAAGCGTTGAGTTTGTACCCGTTCATCACACAATGGAGGGGGTTCAGCGCGTTCCATACGTTCCTATTTCCGCGTTCATAGAATACGCCAAGCGTAACGGATTGGAGCAGGTAATGCTAATCAATTCAGACATTGCCATAAACGACCCGCGTGGATTGGTGCAGAACTATTGCGGACGGGCAAAGGGCGGACTGATATTTGCAAGCCGAGAAGACCACAACGGGGACGGACGGAGTAGGCGTTACATTCACGGGTTTGACGTGTTCATTATTCACCGCAATTACTACCATCTAATCACCGCATCCATGTTCTGTATGGGGCAGACGTGGTGGGATTATTGGATTCCTTGGCAGTTCATCCGTAACAATGTGAGCGTTACCCTTGTCAAAGAGCCTGTTTTTTTCCACCGTGAACACCCTGTACAATACAGCCATGATGAATGGGTGCGCATGACCGAACACTTCCAATGGATGACTGGTCAATTCAAGAATCAACGTCCGCAACAGGTGAACGATTCAGTTTTCAAAACCATAATGAGACACGCACGATGACAATAGACGTATTTATCCGCACCTACTCAAAAGATTTGAACTGGTTAGCCCATGCGCTGCGTTCAATTCAAATGAACGTGACAGGCCATAGACGGGTAATTGTGGCAATACCTAACGCGGGGCTGTTATCTCACCTCACAGCGGAGACGGTGATACAAGTTGAGGACTTGGCAGACGGGTACATCGGTCAGCAGCTTACAAAGATGGAGGCGTGGCGTTACACCGATGCCGATGCCGTTCTGTTCTGGGATAGCGATACCATTGCGACCGAACCCGTTGACGTTTCCGAATGGTTGAAGGACCGCAAACCGCACGTATGGAAAACACGGTACTCCGAGATTGATACCCCGTGGCAGGGCATAACGGAATACGCAGTAGGGTTTACCGTTGAATGGGAGTACATGCGTAGGATGCCGCTACTTTACCGAACATCTACCCTATTCAACGCCTGTGAGTACATGCAGGGCGTACATAAGGAGTCCATGCGCGATTACTTGGACGGGTTGCCGCATCGCTCCTTTTCTGAGTTCAACGCAATCGGTGCATTTGCCGAACGGTTTGAAGCGGACGACTATACCTTTGAGGACACTAAAGGGGCGGACATGCCGCGCAACAAATGCCGTCAATTTTGGAGTTGGTCAGGATTGGATTCAAAGGACTTGGCAGAAATCAAAAGCTACATAGGATGAAACTACACGAATTGAAGACCCGTTACGACATTGGCCGCGTGTTGGATTCAATGGGGCTGACTAACGATGCCGTGGAGGTGGGCGTGGCGTTCGGTGAGAATGCTGAAATAATCCTCAACACGTCAAAGCTGAATCACATTTGGCTGGTTGACCTTTGGGACTACGTGCCGAATGAGAACCCGTTAGGCTATGCCGATGCGATTAAGAACTGGACGGGGTGCATGAGATACTGCGCTGACAAGATGCAGCCGTTCGGTGAACGTGCGACCATGTTCAAAGAGACAAGCGTAAAGGCCGCGTCAACGTTTGAGGACGGGCAGTTTGACTTTGTGTATATTGACGCTAATCACATGCGCCCGTACATTGATAACGACCTCAAAGCGTGGTTTAGTAAGGTAAAAACGGGCTGTATCTTTGGAGGCCACGACTACCACAACGTAAACAGGCCCGACTACGTTTGTCAGGTCAAAGATGCAGTAGATGCGTTCTTTGCCGACAAGGACTACACACTACACATAACCGAAGACGAAGACCCATCATGGTATATCATAAAATAGCCCCGAACCGAACCGTTGCTTTGATTGACGGTGATACTCACATTGGGAAATGGGTGATTGAGTCGGGCCGATTAGACCACGACCAAAACATGCTACCGTTATTGAACGCCTACATTCACAAAGGCTTCACCGTGGTTGACATTGGGGCGTTCATCGGTGACCATACAGAATACTACGTCAGCCGCGTGGGACGGACGGGCAAGGTTTACGCATTTGAGCCTAACCCCCCAGCGTTCGCATGTTTGGAGTACAACATGGCAAGTTACCCCAACGTACTTTGCATCAATGCGGGGGCAAGTGACAAGGGCGGTAAGATTGGCATAGCCACAGACCCGAACGCGGGGGCAAGTCATGCCGTTGATGGCGGTGACATTCCCTGCATCACATTGGACGGGTTGAATCTGACCGAATGCCACTTTATAAAGATGGACTGCGAGGGTATGGAGTTGAGGGCGTTGAAGGGTGCAGCTGGAGCGATTGCCAAGTACCGTCCCACGATGCTTTTAGAGATTAACCGTGGGGCATTGGAAAGGCAAGGCACAAGCGCGGAAGAGGTGTTCCTTTGGCTTTCTGCGAACGGCTACCGATACCGCAACATCTACACGAATCAAGGAATAACAGACGCTCAACTGGATATTATATGCGTACCGAAATGAGGGCGTTGATAACTGGGGTGGGAGGTCAGGATGGCAGCTACCTTGCCGAGTACCTACTAGGCAAAGGTTACGAGGTTCACGGAATGATACGTGCAAGTTCGGCCATTGTGCAGAACTCCGCAAGGCTGCGAACGTGCTACCTAAACCCGAACTTTCATACCCACTACGGGGACATGACCGACCCGTTGAGCCTTGAAAGAATACTCCGCGAAGTCATGCCAAGCGAGGTGTATAACCTTGCCGCTCAAAGTCACGTTAGAATATCCTTTGACGTTCCGCAATTCACAGCACAGACGGACGCGATAGGGGTGATTAACCTATTGGAGTCCATTAGGCGTATCTGCCCCGAGGCGCGGGTATATCAGGCGAGCAGTTCCGAGATGTTCGGCCTATCCGTGAACGCTAACGGCTTTCAGGATGAAGATACCCCGCTCAACCCTGTGAGTCCTTACGGGTGCAGTAAGGTATTTGCGTACAACGTGGCGAGGCATTACAGACGGGCGTATGGTATGCACGTAAGTAACGGCATTCTGTTCAACCATGAATCGCCAAGGCGGGGCGTTGACTTTGTGACCGCAAAGGTTGTAAGGGGCGCGGCCATGATAGCGCATGGGAAGGCCGATGTATTGGAATTGGGCAATTTGGACGCGTCACGGGATTGGGGACACGCAAAGGACTACGTAAAGGCCATGCACCTAATTACTTCGCATGACACGCCCAGCGATTACGTCTGTTCAATGATGGAAACGCATACGGTGCGCGAATTGTGCGAGGTCGTGTTCAATTACTTCGGAATGGATTACCGCGAACGAGTGACCATGAACCCGAAGTATCTGAGGGGCGAAGAACTGCCATACCTTAAAGGCGACTCAACACGGATACGAACGGAGTTAGGATGGTCACCCGAATACACCTTCACCACGCTCATTACTGAAATGTGCGAGCATTGGGTGGACGAGTTCAATGGGGTTGTAAGTGATAGGTAAAAGTTTATTACCTTTGCCCCGTCCGTGCCAACGGTGGGGGTCAGCAGCAATGCGCCCCCAACTTGGCCCGACATACATACACGGGTGCTTTCAGTGTTTGACCCGTATCCGATGGCACGGATAACCAATCGAACAGTATTGAAAGTAGTGCAGCCCTAATCCGAGCAATGACTCCCGCGTGTCAACTCGGTCGATAAAGCAAACCCTCACTCTAAGGGGGAATGAAGTAAGGGGTGTTAAGGAGTTGCTGAACGGTGAATAAAGAAAAGCCGTTTATGCTTAAATCATTCGGAGTAAGGGTTCGCCCTTTGAATGATTGAAGAATTGGCCTTAACTGCGTTGCTTGCCAAACGGGTGATTCTAATAGAATTGCTTGAATAGACGCGGTGCGCCTTTGAACGAAATCTTTTCTAACTTTGCCCACATGGGATGCAACTGCTCAAAGCCTAAGCCCCGTCCTGCGAGATGAGTATAGAACGGGTACGCGATGCAATAACTGACATCGTTCAAGCTGAGAAATCGGCCAACAAGTCAACGCCCCATTACTACACTACCTACGCCCGTGCTGTCAGTCAGCGTGACCAAATCATGGCCCACGCAGATACGGAGGTGTTCCCCGAACGTCTGTTCAAAGAACGCGCACCGAATCAAACGGATGAGCAACACAGATACGTCAAAGCCAATTACCGCTGCACGACAAACCCCGTTTGGCAGGATTATATGACCGTTATCGGTCGGACGTTCATAGACTCCAATTGGAGCATGAACTGGCCCGATGATGCCAAAGCTGACAACGGATTACAGGGGTATTGTGAGAATGACTTTCCGAAATACGGAAGCGTTGAGGCGTTTGTTAAGAACCTGCTACTGCCATTGAAGGGCATGGATGCGAATGGGGTTATTGCCGTTCACCCGTTGCCTCCGAAGACCATTGAAAGGGAGAACGGTGAAATAGTCGTGGATGAAAGCGAATACCTTGAGCCCGCTATCTTTTACTATTCTTCCGACCGCGTTCTGCTGCGTGACCCTGACCTATTTATAGGCGTAAGTTCCGAGCGGTCGCGTATCACGGTAGGGCAAGTTGAAAGGAAAGAGGGCCGCGTTATGTACGCCTACACGCCTGACACCATTTACCGTGTCACACAGATAGGCAAGAAAGAGAAACCCGAATACGACATTTCGGTTTGGTTTGAACACAACGAGGGCGTTACCCCTGCTCATGAGTTGATGGGCAGCGCAATGATGGCAGAGGACGGGTCAATCTATTGGCGGAGTCCGTTTTACTTTGCCGTTCCTTTGTTGGATTATGCACTGACCACGCGGAACATTCTGCAAGTCAGCATAGCCAACAGCGCCTTTCCGTTCCGTGTTCTTCGCGCTTCACCTTGCGATTTCAAGGATGACAACGGGCAATGCATCGGAGGGGTTTACAATAACTTTCAGGACGGCAAAAAGTCCACATGTTCATCATGCAAAGGCGTGGGCCACAGAGTACCCGTTAGCCCAACAGGTGAATACCAATGGCTTGAGCCTGAGGGACTGAGTGAGGGCAAGGGAATGTCGTACAAGCCCGTTGAGTACATAGAGCCTGGGACTGGTGCAATGACATTTGTCCGCGAACAGGTGGACATTGATACCAACAAAGCGCGGGGCATTCTCCACTTGCACACGTCCGCGAACAAGGCAAGCGGTCAGGAATCGGCCACGGCTACGGAGGTGGCGATGGACTACTCAACGCAGTTTGCTTTCTTGCGGCCGATAGCTGAGCAGATATTCGACCTTTTCGAGTGGATAATCAACAGGGTCGCATGGCAGCGTTACGGCAATTACGAACAAGTGCCGAACATTGTCCGTCCTCAATCGTTCGACTTCCGTTCGGAGGGCCAACTTTGGGCAGACCTTGAGACGGCAAGGAACGCGGGTGCGCCTCCGTTCATTATTCACAGCATCATGCACGACCTATTGAGCAACCGTTTAAGCAGCGACATTGACGCGCAACGGGTGGCCCTTAGTGTTATGATGGTGGATGAACTATTCACCCTGACAGACGCGGAGGTCACGGCACGAAAGGCAACCAACACCGTTGAGCCGTGGCAGGTGGCGTTCCACCATGCGGCCTATCAGTACACCATGCAGCTAATGGCAGAGGATGTCAACTGGATAACCTTAGAGGACAAAGAACGGGCGGACGCGTTGCGCGAATACGCAAAGGCTAAAGCCCCTGTGATACAAACGCTTGCACCCGCTCCCGATATTTTCGGTACATTTGGGGCGTAAATACAACGCATGCCGCAGAACACACTGATTACCGTACTTCGGGGCAAAGCCACCGTACAACTTCCGTACAAGGCACTTATGGGCGAATACGCTGAAAGGCTGTTCAAAATTTACGGGGACAACGTTACCATTAGCGACCCGAAACTGAACGACAAACTGAGTGAGGCCGAATACCGTGACCTTGCCAACAGATACCCATACCTTGCCCCGTCCGCTGTGTTGCCACCCGAACCGCCTTTATTGACGGGTGAAGTGGCCGAACTGATGGGCGATGGCAGAACCGAAGTAAAACGCAGAGGCCGTAAACCAAAACAAACAGAACAATGAGCATCGAGACAAAAGAGGTACTTGCATTCATCGGCATTGAGGCCGACAACTTGGACACGCTGAAAGAGCAGTTCAATACAAAGTACCTACCAAAAGAGGAACACGTTAAAACGCTGGGCGAACTCAACGGAAAGTTAACGGCATCAATTAAAAAAGCGGGAAAGGAGGTGGGCATAGAGTTGGATGCGACCGACATTAAAGACAAGTCGCTGACCGAAATCATCCCGCTATTCGGTGAACGGGTCAAAGGCAAGTTTACCGAATTGGAAGGGCACAAGTCAGCCACGGCCGAAGAGATTGAGGCGAAATATAAGGGAGACGTTTCCACCTATCAACAGAAGGTGAACGACCTTAAGCAACTCAACGAGACATTGAAGAGTCAGTTTGAAGGGTTCAAAACCGAAGTTGAGACGGAAAAAAAGACGTTCAAGGTGAACAGCTACTTTGATGGGGCGTTCGGCAAACTGAACTTCGCGGAGTCAGCGGGTGACTTTGCTAAAATAGGATTCAAGGCCACGGTATCACAGAAGTACCGCTTTGACCTGAATGATGAGGGTGCGCCCGTTGTCCGTGACAAGGACGGCAACATCGTACAATCCAAAGCAAAAGCGGGAACGGCTGCGACCTTTGATGAGGTGCTGGCAAATGAACTTCGCGAGGCAAAATTGGAAAAGGTTGTTGATTCGAAAAAAGTTAATACATTTGTCCCATCAGCGCGAGTGGTTGAACCGAAAGGGGGAGGCAATGCAGCCCCGAAGCGATACCAACCAAATCTACTACGCTGATTCTGCGGGGTGACTCTGCTAAAGGTCTTTCTGGCGTTGTTTGCGGCCTACTGCGAACATCTAACCTTAAAGACCTTAAACAATGTCTAACATTTGCGAACTCATTTCATGCGAAGCTATCCAACAAGGTTTGGATTCAGCCTTCGGTTTCAACAACATGGCCCCCGAAAACCTCGGAACGCTGGCCTATGTTTTTTCACCTGAGAACATTGCGGCTGCTCAAGTTACCGCTGTCACAGGCCGACCATCAAAGACCAACCCCGTTAAGGTCATCTATGACCAAAGACTGGTGGAGGGCAGCGCAAGTGCTGGCCGTGGTGGTTGCACCATGACTAACGAAGAATGTGACCTTTCGCAGGTTTACAACTTCGACACAACTGACGCAATCAATAACGGTTTCACGATAACACCGCAAGAACTTGCGGGAACTTGTGAGGAGAACAGCGCGTTTGTAAGCCGTAAGATTGCCAAGTATATCGAGTCACTTGACCGTGACAACGCTGTGAAATTGGCACAGGCTATTGCTGCTCAGTACGGTGGATGGTCAGCCGACACAGCCAACGGACGCGGTGTTACCGTAACAGGTGGCGTTCTTCAGGTGAACGACTACATTCCGAACAGCAACGACCCTAACCCTGTGCTCATGCAGCAAATCCGCAAGGCTTTGCAGAAGTCACGCATTGATGGTGGTATCGTTGCAGGTGGTGACGCGTTGGACGATTACTTTCAGCGTTCATTCAGCCGCAACGGTGCAGACAGCGGATGGGACGTGACCGAGATGGTTAGCCGTTACGGTTTCGCACCTATCTACGACCGTTTCCTTGCGGACGAACTTGCAGCCGTGAACGCTACTAACGCAGCCATTGGCCGTGGTGGTATCATCCCGCTTGTGTTCAACCTGTTCGCAGAGCCGTTCAATAAGATGAACGACAGCACGAACATTGGAGACGTTACCTTCTCACCATTCACAGGCATTCCTTACGACCTTGTGATAACAAGGACTTGCCCTGAGGAGCCTTGGAGTGTGAAACTGGTTTCGACCGTGCAATATGTTACAATGCCTGACGACATCTACAAGGCGGGTGATAACCTTTCAGGGGTTAAGAACCTTGCGCTGCTGAATGTCACTTGCACCGACCTCACTCCTTGCCAAGAGGCGTAAGCGTTTGAATGAGAAATGAACGGGGGCGGTGGGATATTCCTTCCGCCCCTTTTCTTTAACTTTAGCCCATGAACTGCATTGAGACATTAGTAGGCTTACGTGGTAGATGCGAGGACGTGTCAGCCGTTGGTGATGTTTGGCTGGATGACAAAGTGAGTTGCTCCGAATTGGAGTTGTTCATTAGTCAGAAAGACCATGCAAACGTTGGTTATATGTTTGCCCGTTGGCGGCAACAGGCGGCACGTGAATTGGTTGACAGCGTGAACGAGGCTTTCGGGGGCAGCTACATTCGTAAGACCGTAGTTGATTCTAAACTAATCGGACAGACAGGCGACAGGTTGAGCGCGGTTGCCGCTGCACCCGTTACCCGTGGACTGCGTTTCTACCGTTGCCATGAGTGGCCGTCCGTGGCTTACAGGCTTACACAGGTGGGCCTACTTAGTCAGGTGACGGGCAACGTGACGGTGCAGTATTTTGATGGCATTACAGGTCAGCTATTGGGGTCGGACGTTATTGCAGCCGTGGCTGGTCAGAACGTAACGCTATCCGTTAACAGGCTTTTCAGGGGCGTTAGGATTCTGCACATCGGGTACAATGCAACAGCGGTGGCGGCATACACTACGAACGTCTGCCCATCACTTTGCTACACATGCCCGAACGCCCACAGGGTTAACGGATTCACGGACGGGTTCGGGTTTACTTCAACGGTCGGGAACGTCCTAAGCAATATGAAAACATCAAACGACAGCGCGGGGTTATCCGTTGTAATGGCCCTTGAATGCGACAGCGAGGCGTGGATGTGTTCAATCCGCCAAAACTTCGCGATGCCGATGCTTTGGAAAGTGGCGGAGTTGGCAATGGAGTACGCGGTGTTCAACACGAACAGGAACAATACCAAGACCGTCCGTGACCATGAGATTTTGAAGGAACGCCAAATGATGTACCGTGAGAACTTCACGCGGTCGCTGGGCCAAGCGGTTAAAACCGTGAACCTTCCAGATGACCCCGTTTGTTTCAAATGCAATAGGCGTTCACGTATAGCGGTGGCGATACCATGAGGGTGATATATGGGGCGTTTGAGTGGATTGAATGTACTGATTGGGGTTACGGGTTTCCCGTAACGGTAATTTTCAAAGTCGGTTTGAACTGATGACAAGCGCGGAACACATAGCCAAGTTGAGGGCAAGCGTTAAGGCGTTGGATGAGAACCGCCCTTTCGCTGTTGCCGTGCAGTCCGTTCATGCGTTGCGGGTGCTGCGGATATTTGACAAGGGAATAGACGGGGCAAGCTACACGGGTGGCCCGATGTACATAGCCGATGACAAGCTGCGCAAAGGTGGAAACCACACGGGCAAGACGGGCAAGCCTATCAAAACGTCCTACTATAAGTCCTATGCGGACATGAAAAAACAGCAGGGGTTCACGGGTGGGCAGGTGAATCTGCGCCTAACTAACGACCTGCAATCTGACTTCGCCAATAGCCCACAGACAAGCGGGACGGGTCGCCCACCAGTCGGCAAGGCAATCAAAATAAACCCGAACATCTACATCGAGGCATTACGCAGACCGCTCAACCAAAAGAAACTGCGCGGTCACATTGCCCGTTACGGTGACTTTACTCGGTTCACACAGGAAGAAAGGGATAAATTTACGGTGGTGTTAAATCGCGAATTTAACAAGCTGCTAAAAAGGATATGATTCAGACCATTATAGACTACCTCAATCTTCGCGTTGAGACGTTGGGCCGCATTGCCCATTTGTACGGTATAACCGAAAAGCGCAAAAGGTCGGGGGACGATGCCGCGATACCATACGCCTACGTTGGTGCTGGGCAGTTTGAACCCGTTGACATTGATAACGGAAACGCTGGGTGGTGGAGGCCGCGTTCGGGGTTCACGATGGAACCCGTTGAGGTTATCGGTCGGGCGGTAAAACAGCAAAGGGCAAGTTACCCGCTCAGATTCGTGGCCGTGTTGAGGCGTGACCTGTCCGTTGCCGATGACGCTTTCATGCCGTCCCGTTTGGCTGAGGACATTAGCAACGCCTTTAACTTCGACAACGGGGACTTGCGGAACATTCTCAAGGCTTTGAACGTGGAGGCGAGAACATCGTCCGTTGAGTTTGACGCTTCGGCTATTTGGGCGACTGAATTTCACACGTCAATATCCGACCTGCATTATGAGTTGGCGATGGTTGCGGTTGACGTGACCATTGAAGTGGTGGCGAAGTATAGCTGCTGGGAGGGCGAGTGTGCTACTGACCTTGACATTCTTCGCCTGTTCAATTTCTGCGACCCGTCCGTTGTGGCGCGGTTGAGTCCTACACAGGTCGCATGTTTGGAGGCCGCGATATGCCCAACGCCCCCGACACTATGCGAGCAACTTGCGGAAGTAGAACCCGCTGACGTAGTGGCCGATGTGTTTGACTGTTTGACCGAGGCCGCACAGGATGAACTACTAACAACCGAATGCGAGGACGCAACTATAACGGTCAACGCTCAACCCTTCGGAACAGTTCCAAGCGGTGACACGTTGGACGTTCCCGTGGTCAACGGTGGCAGCAATCCAGTCGGGGCAGAACAGGGCGGTGAATGGGTAATAGGCAACAGCGAGGTGTTCATTAACGCGGTTCAGGTCGCTGACATTGTAGCGGAGGATACTGCGAACCTTGCCGTGGAATTGGACGGTGTTCCTTCGGGAACGTGGAACGCGGGAACGCAGACATGGGAGGTGACAAGTGCGCCTTGTCCAGATGGTGCGGTCACGGTCAACTCGGTCGCATTCGGTAACGCCCCAAGCGGGGGCAGTCTCAACGTACCCGTAAAGAACAGCGCGGGAACATTGCGCGGGTCGAAGGTGGGGGCAGATTGGGTCGTGCCTGACGGGTCTGTTCCTGTCACGAACACAGCCGCTACACCCATCACAACTATTGCCGTTCCATCGGGTGACTCCGTTCCGTATGTAATCCCCAACGTCTCATGGACGGACTCGGACGGGTCGGCTGAGTCAACGCCTTACGGTGATGCTATTGTATGCACGCCAAATCCTCCCGTGACCTATCCGACCACGGCTGCGTTGATTAAGACAGGTCAGACGGTCAGTTATCAATCGGGTGACGATGGTGACTTTGAGGCGGGGAGGGAGACCTCATTCCTTGTGCTTTCCGAAAACAACCCGTTTGGCAATACCAACCGATTCACTGATCTTGTTGGAGGACAAACGTATGCAGCAAACATCGTAATCGACTGGTCAACATTTGAGAAGTCAACGGGCAAGGTGCTGATGTGGGAACGGACGCGGCAGGGCATTGTAAACTGGACTACTGCCGTGACCAACTCAAGGGCGCTGACGTATAACGGCTGGACTAATTGGAGGCTTCCGAATGTAACGGAGGGGTTGTCTCTGTTCAATTACGGGGTATTGTCCAACCCATTGAATTACTCCCCATTTACTACCAATGCGCTTGACGGATACTACTGGACGGGAACGACCAACCCATCCAACACAGTGACCGCTTTGCTGATGGGTATGGCCGTATGGGCGAGCGTGGTTTCCACGAAGACTAATGCGGTGAGGTGGATAGCCGTCCGCACGGGTAACATTTCAGAACTTGTAATCCCCTAATCATGGCAGTATATCGATTTCCGCAATTCAACGTTGACCTCGTTGATCCAATCATGGAAGTGGTAAAGGCCACCTATCAAATAGGTGGGGAAACTGGAGCCGTTAGCGTGGTGCTTTCCACAGCCTCGGCACGGCTGTTCGGTGTGACCTTTGAGGGCTTTCCGAATGAGGACGAATGGTCGGATGCCGATGTGATGGCATGGGCCGTTTTGGAGTTGGAAAAACACAGAGTTGAAATACCATGAGAATGAGTGACTTCGCCCACGGATTAGCCGAGCAGCTTTCGCCTTTGAAGTTCAAGGCCCCATTGATAGCTGCTGTTTTCATCGCGCCCATTTTGGAGGCGTTCGGAAAGTTCGTGTTTGACGATTGGCAGTTTCTCATTTTCCTTGCCGTGATGGTTTCGCTTGACACGGTCACAGGCGTTGTGAAAGCGTGGAAGCGTGGCGAAGTATCATCTAACGGGTTCACGGGTGTAATCCTCAAGGTGTTCGTTTACGGGGTGTTCGTTATCGTTCTGCACGTCCTATCATCGTTCAGTGATAAGGAACTGGTAAGGGCCGCTTTTGATTGGGT